CGCCACCGCCTGCTCTTTCACTTACACCAGTACCACCATTATTTCCTTGGCCTGCTGTTCCGGTTCCACCATTGACTACAGTTCCACTAACTGAACCGCCACCACCACCAGAGCCGCCGTTTTGTCCAGCAGTTCCCCAACTACTAGCACCGCCACCGCCCACTGCTGCAGTAAGAGCACCAAACTGTGAGTTAGAACCGCTAACAGTATTGGCCCCACCAGCACCAATAGTAACCGTGTAGTTTGTTGCAGATAAAGAATTAGATGAAGTGTACGCAAGTCCACCTGCACCACCACCACCTGCTTGTCCACCACCACCGCCCGCTACTTGTAATACATCACAAGATAGTGAAGTCTGCGGAGTAAATGTGCCGCTTGTACGGAAGGCGTGGTACCAGTAAGTACCGTCGGTGTAGATAGATCCACCGCTAGCCTTTGGCGCAATGACAGGTGTAGTGCCAGTTGCTGCTAGACCGTAGAGGCTGAAGGTTGAGTTGGCTGCGAAGTTGCCGCTATCTGGAGATAAACCAACAGATGTGATTGCTGCTGTGTTTGACCACAAACCAGCACTTAGTGCGGCATTAGCCGCTGTTGCATTGTTTTCGTGAACACCATCTGAACTAAAAGACTTGTTAGTACTTCCAGAATAGTTTGGAATATAAATTTCAGAGTTACCAAAAGTTGAAGCGGTATCTGTAGACATAGAGGCATATCCAACAAACCGTGCATAAGAAGTAGATAATGCACTAGAACCAGTTCCGTAAACTACCTTATTAGTAAATGATGAGGTTGAACCATTTAACGTAATCATTATATTAGGAGTAGTTGTATCGGTTCTTGCGGATGCCACAACCTTCAAATCGGTATAACCGGTCTGCGGAATGTTAGCGAAGGTTACAGAAGCAGCCGAGGCGTTAAGTTCGATCCGTTCTAATAGGACATAATTTGCTGGCATTAGATCTTGTCTCCTTTATTTCGCATAACGTACGATTACGATGCCTGAGCCACCAGCAGCGCCGCCATTACCACCTGTATAATAACTAGCACCACCTCCACCACTGCCAGTGCTAATAGCTCCAGCAGTAGGACCAGTTGAGTTTCCATCTTTAATTCCAGTTCCACCGCCGCCAGCGCCGCCAGATGCAGATGAACCAGAACTGTTTGAGTTTCCACCACCACCGCCAGCGTAATAACCACTTACGCCAGTAGATGTTGTAGTTGCCCAAGAAGAATAAGTGTTTGAACCAGCACCGCCAGAACCGCCTAGTAAAGAAGTTCCGTTACCGCCAGCAGCGCTAGCGCCGCCACCACCACCAGAACCAAAGCCACTAGTTGACGGAGCGCTACCACCAGCGTTTCCTTGACCAGAAGTTGCAGTACCGCCATTTCTAGTAACACCAGAACCAGTACCACCACCGCCGCCTGAGCCACCATTGCCACCGTTAACATTGTAACCAGCACCAGCACCGCCGCCTACTGCTGCAGTAAGTGCAGCAAATTGCGAATTGCTACCAGCATTTGATAATCCTGCAAGATCGCTGCCAGGAGCTGCGCCACCAGCACCAATAATAATAGTTTGTCCAGAAGCAGGAATTGATTGGGAAGCAAGATAAACAAGGCCTCCTGCACCACCGCCACCACGACCACCTGCGCCACCACCTGCGATAGTTAATATGTCGCAAGAAAGCGTTTGGTTTGGAGTAAATGTACTTGATCCAGCAAAGGTATGGTAGTAATAAGTTGCGTCAGAAGTAACAACACCACCAGTTGCTTTAGGTGTTGTATCTCCACCGATTGCAGCAATGCCATACAACGAGAAGGTGGAACCAGATGCAAAGTTTGCACCGTTGCCTTTAACTGTCAAAGATGTAATTGCGCTTGTACTGCGCCAAAGACCTACTGTTGCCGATGTTTCTCCAGCACTTGCAAAAACATCGTTACCTCTAGAAATAACTGTTTTATTAGTGGTTGTATTTGAGTAGTTCATTACAGAAAAATTAACTGTCATTGGATAACCAACTGCTGGGGTTGCAGCATAGTTATCTAAAGCCATTTGTGTTTGACTACTATTTCTGCTTGATGCCGCAGAACTTCCCTGCCCATAAACCCAAGTGCCAGAATAATTAGAAGATGTATCACCATTAAACTGAAGAGATGGGGTATAGAAAGAAGTGCTTGACGGCAGAATAGAACAGACCACAAATAGGTCAGTATAAGTTGACGGGATGCTACTAAAAGTAATTGAAGAAGTAGCGGTTCCTACCGTGACTTTATCAAGTGCGACGTATGTATTAGTAGCCATTATTTAACTCCGTATAGTGCGAAGGAACTGTTAATTGCAAAAGTACTAGATCCAGTGATAGTAATAGAAGACACAGCATCAGTAGATGTAGTCATACCTGAATACAAAAGTATTAAACCACTTCCATTATTATCCCAAGCGTTTAGCGTACGCACAGTTTTATTTTTAGCAGTACTTGCATAGTCCAATACGTCGTGAATTGAAACACCCCAACCACTGTTACCCGCTAAAGGAATGGATCCTTGATATCCAGCAGTTAAAGTGCTTGAAAATGCAGATGAACCATCTCCACCTAGGTAATGTGAGCGTGGCAAGTTAGTGCCATTTATTGCAAAACTATAAGCACCTTCACCTGTTGCACCGGTGGAATACTTAGCCATAAGTCTAATCTGTAAATGCTTGTAGCCAGTAGGAATACCAGAAAAGGTAATTGTTGATGTTGCAGCGCCAAGAGTCAATGTAGCCAAAGAGTCATATGCTCCTTCTGGACCAGCGCCACTGCGAAAGGATGAAGCCAAGATTCCTAGAATTGGCATTAGGCAAGATCTCCCACCACTGTGAAGTTGTTGCTTGATGTGCAGATAATTGTGGCAGCTGAGTACTGGGCGCGTAGTTTAGGCGCAGTAGATGTAGCACCGGTTGAAGTAAGCACAGTTGTTCCATCGCTTACGATGCTGACCTGACCTGCACCGATTGCTTGCACGTTAACCTGCTGACCTGTAGTAAAGACACCATTAGGTACAGTCAAGGTAATAGCGCTAGCGTTGCTAAGCGTTACCAACTTGTTTAGATCGCCCGCTACTAGAGTGTAAGTAGTTCCAACCTGTGCATTAAAAGTTAAGTTGACGTCAGTAGGCGTAGCCCACTTGAGTCCAGTTGCTGTAGTTGAATCAGCGGTAAGGACTTGGTTGTTAGTACCAGCACCCAATCGAGCAGGTGTAGCGCTAGCGGTTGCGACAATGATGTCGCCCTTAGTGGTGACCAAAGACTTTGGAATTGCAGCATCTGCTGTAGCAACGCCTGTAGTAAAGAAGGTTGCGTCATCTCCAGTAAAGACGTGCTTTGCAGAAGCACCTGCTGTATGGCTAATGCCAGATGTGCCAGCCTGAGCACGGACTACAGTAAGCGTATCTCCAGAGATTGCAGTAACTGCAACGATCTCTTCGTTCTGAGTATCTACATCAAGTGCAATCAGGAATTGGTCTACGTTACCTGCAGCAAGGGATACACCACCCATAAGTGATGAACCAGTACCAGCGGCAACTGTTACCGTAGTAGCACTGTTGGATATAGTTGCAGCAAGC